TTTTCTTTTAAAGTATCTCTATAAAAAATATTTTCTTTTTTTATATCTGGTGTCCAGCCTTCGTGGTAGACGTAAAGATCAAATGGCCAGTTATATGTACTCATAAATCTATGAGCATAATAATCGTATAATTTTTGATTAAATGTTGTGACTATTGCTATTTTCATAACCAACTTTCGCAATGTAATAACTATCTATTATATCTGTAACAGGATTGTTAAGTTTTTGCATATCAAATACTTTCTTTAAATCTACTTTTGTTTCTTTGACAAAACTTTCGTACATTTTTTCTTTATCTGCGTTCCCTTTTCCACTAGCGTATTTTTTAACGACACTAGGAACAATTGTGTCATATCTAAAACCTTTTTCATAGTCAAGTCTATATTTGAGAATACCACAGTTCTCAGCGATTTGAAAGACTGCTTGTCCTTTTGAGCCAAACGAGTAGCCTTCAATAAAGATTGTTTTTTCAACACTCGTTTTCTCCAAGCAAGATAGGACAAAGTCCGAGATGTTTTTAAACCTTTCGATGGGATTTTTATATTCTTTGTGTTCATAACCTATTATATTATTTCTAAGTTTCCCTAAATGTTTTTTCTTACTTGTTAGAAAGTAAAAATTACATTTATCAAATTCAAAACTTTCATCTGCAACACAAACTGCAGGACTATTTAAACTATAATCAATTCCAATTATCGTAAATTTCTTCAATGTCATCTTCACCTTCGCCTACTTCATATCCACAAAATGGACAAGTCTCTGGTCCTAAGTCTTGTTGACTTATGTCCCATTGTATTGTATATTTAGTATCGCAGTGTTGACAATGCTTTTGTTCTTTTTCCATTATAGTTTGAAAGATTTAAATTGATCTTTTTTTACATCTTGTTTTACACCACCAATAACATAACTTTCAATTTCTGTTTCTTGTGGTGCGTTTTGTGTTGATCTACTATTTAACCAATGTTCAACCCAAGGTAATGGATTTGTTTTCTGATCATATTGTGGAGTTAATCCTATAGCTTTCATTCTTCTATTAGCCATATACTCTACAAATTGATGTAATAGTTTTTCAGATAAACCAATCATTGATCCTTGTTTAAATAAATATGTTGCCCAACGTTTTTCTTCTTGGACTGCATCATCATACATTTTGTAAACTTCTTTTTCTGTATCTTTAATAACTTTTAACATTTCTTTATCGTTTTCATAATCTTTCCAGTTATTAATAATTCTTTGTGACATTGCTAAATGTTGACTTTCATCTCTAGCAATAAATGAAATAATCTTAGCTGATCCTTCTAGTTTTTTTAATTCACCAAACGCAAATGAACAAGCAAATGAAACATAAAATCTTAATCCCTCTAGTATATTTACTGTTACCATTGCTAAATATAGTTTCTTTTTTAAATCGTACATATCAACTTTTTTAGGATCAATGATCCACTGATAACCTGTATTGATTAAATCATCATAAGTTTGTGTAACAGACTTTGCTCTTTTTTCAATTTTTTCATCTTGTAAAATTGTATCAAATACTTCACTAGGATTTGAATATAAGTTTTTAATAATGTAAGTATAACTTCTACTATGTATTGTTTCAATAAAGTCCCAAGTTACTATACAACCCTCTAATTCAGGTAAACTACAAAAAGGTAAAAATGCTAAACAAGGTCCTCTACCTTGTACACTATCTAACATAGTTTGATATTTTAGATTAGATGTAAAGATAAATTTTTGTTCATCTCTTAATTCAAGGTAATCATTTCTATCTTTTTGTAAAGAGACTTCTTCTGGTCGCCAAAAGTAACCAAGTTGTTGTTGATTTAATTTGTCAAAGATTGGATATTTCATATTATCATATCTTTGTACAGATAAATCTGGACCTAAAAACATTAACTGTTTTGTAACGTCTAAATTTTTATCTTTATTAAATACACTTTTCATTATACTACGTACTGTTTATTTAAAACTATATTTTTTAATCCTGTTTCTCTATTTAAAAATTTATAATCTAACTTTTGTACTGCAAAGTCTTTCTTTAATTTATCTGCTATTAGATATGGATTAAATTCCGAACAACTATATATATCTAATTGCATAAGTGCAGGATTGGGTTCGTCCCAAACGTGCATCGCAATATGACTTGTTTCTATTACTGATATAGCAGTTATACCTCTATTACCTGGTTTTTCACAATAAGCAACATAAGGCCCTAACATAACTTTCATATTAATAAATTTAATAAAATCTTCCATCCAACTTTTTAAAAACTCTACATCTTTTGGCGGATTGTTTATATCTGCTCTAATAATTAAATGTTTATGTATTAGTAAACTATTTTCCATTTAAATCGTACAAGACTCACAAGCCTCGTCCTCTATTTGTTGTTTAGGTTTGTCCTCAGGTACGTTATCGTGGAAGCCAACTGGATGTGCTGGTTCATCTTCATCTTTTTTACTATCATATGTATTTTGATAATATGAAGTTTTCCAACCGTACTTATATGTAGATAATAAATCTTGTGCCATTATTGATATTGGCACTTGTCCATCTTCGTAATGTTCAGGATTATATGACCAGTTACCAGATATGGCTTGGTCAAAATATTTCTGCATTACACTTACGATATTTATATAACCTTCGTTACTTTTCATATCCCATAGTAAAGTATAATTATTTTTTAATTTTCTATATTCAGGTACAACTTGTTTAAGTGGACCTTTTTTAGATTTTTTAACACTTAAATAATCTCTAGGTGGTTCAATGCCGTTAGTAGCATTTGAAACCACACTAGAGGATTCTGATGGCATTTGAGCAGAGAGTGTGCTATGTCTAAGACCATGCTCTTTTATCTGACCTCTTAACCACTCCCAATCATAAGTGAATTTGCGATCAACGATCTCGTCCACTTCTTTTTTGTAAGTATCAATTGGTAAGATACCATCGGAATATTTGGTTCTATCAAAGTATTCACATTTACCTTTTTCTTTTGCAACTTCTAATGAAGACTTTAATAGATAAAATTGAAACGCTTCTGTTAATTTATCAACTTGTCGCCAAGCTAACTTTTGTTCAAACTTATATCCTTTTTTAGCAAGATAGTGTGCTAAACCTATATAACCTATACCTAAACTTCTTCTTGCTTTAGTAGATATTTCAGCAGCTAATACAGGATATTTTTGATGATCTATAATTTCATCTAAACTTCTAACAGTTAAATCGCATAGTTCTTCTAATTCTGTTCTTCTATCTATTTTACCTATATTGATTGCTGATAAAATACAAAGAGCAATTTCACCTTGACCATCTATGTGTTGTATAGGATCAGTAGGTAATGTAATCTCTTGGCATAAGTTTGACATATAAACTCTATCTTTAAATGATGAGTGAGTATTACAATGATCTATATTCATAATATAGATACGACCTGTTTCTGCTCTTTCTTTTAAAATATCCGTAAATAATTCTTGTGCTGATATTTTCTTTTTGTTTATACTTATTTTTCTTTCAGCTGTTTTATAAAGTTCATCAAACTCTGGTGTACCCCAAGCCTCATATAGTTCTGGTACTTCGTGTGGTGAAAATAAAGTTATATCTTCATCATTAATAAATCGTTCATAGAATAATTTTGATAATTGAATTGAATAATCTAATTTTCTAACTCTATTATCTTCTGAACCTTTATTGTTTTTTAATACAATAATATCTTTTATCTCTTGGTGCCAAATAGGAAAATGTACAGTAGCAGAACCACCTCTTACTCCATTTTGTGTACAACATTTTACTGTTGCTTCAAACTTTTTAAGAAAAGGAATAACACCTGTATGTTGTACTTCACCACCTCTAATACGTGAATTAATACCTCGTATTCTACCAGCGTTAATGCCAATACCAGCTCTTTGAGCAACATATCTTCCTATCGCCATATCACTTGAAAAGATACTAGGTAATGTATCATCTATATCAACTAATACACAACTTGCATACTGTTTAATTGGTGTACGAACACCAGCCATAACAGGAGTAGGAATATTAATTTTAAATGTTGAAATAGCATCATAATATTTTTTAACATACGTCATTCTTTTCTGTTTAGGATAATGTGCAAACATAGTTGCCGCAATCATCATATACATAAATTGTGGAGTTTCAAATACTTGACCATTTGATCTATCTTGTACAAGATATTTGTCAATGACTTGTCTTAATCCTGCATATGTAAAAGTATAATCTCTTTCGTGGTTGACCCAATTTTCCATTCTATCAAAATCTCTTTTATCATACCATTTTAAAATTTCTTTATCATAGACACCTTTGTCTATGCATTTTTTTACGTGATCGTAGATGTGAGGATGGTCCCAAAGTTTATCAATAACTTGTTTTCTTAAACTATAAAGAAGTAGTCTTGCTGCTACATATTGATAATTAGGATTTTCTAAAGAAATTAAATCTGCTGCTGACTTAATTAAAATTTGTTGAATTTCATCTGTGGTAATTCCATCATAAAATTGTAAACCGCTTGACATCTCAACTTGGGAAGCAGATACACCAGTTATACCTTCTACTGCGTATTCTACCATATCGTGGATTTTTTGAATATCTAATTGTTCTTTTCCACGGTTACCTCGTTTTACCACACTTATAGTCTCAGTCATACTCCTCCTAAATTTTTTTCCAATAATTTAATTTTGTTAACGCAGATAATTTTTCATAGGTATTATTATGTATAATAGTTTGAAGTTCATTTTTACTTGTTCCAGAAATAATTATTTCTTTTACATCTTTCAGTTGTATGTCTTCAGGCCATATAACTATCTTATAATCTTTCTCAATTACTTTATACATTCGTTTTATAATTTCTTTATTTCTAGGTTCGTTATCAAAAATATATGTAATCTGTTCATTTGGTATTTTATTTTTTAATATTAAATCAGCACCAGCAGCAGCAATACAATTATCTATAAACAAACTATCTATTGGACCTTCTGTTATATAAATTTGTTTTTGAAAGTTTAATCTTTCAAGTCCAAATATTTTTTGTTTATTTTCATCAATCTTAATAGTTAAATATTTTGGTTGTTCTTTACCAAAAGCTCTACCTTGAAAGGCAAAAAATTTACCAGTTGCATCATAAAAGGGTATGATAAGTCTTGGGTGATCTTTAGTTATTTTAAAAGTTTTAGGTTTAACTTTATTAACTAATGATTGAAACTTATCAGAAAGATATAAAATATCAAAAAACTTTTCAGGTATCTTTCTTTTAATACAATATAATTTAGCAGGGTGATCTTCATTAAGATCACTTATCTTTTTCAAATCATCTAATAAAGTTTGATCTTTAAATTTAACAGGTTTAAAATCAAATTTTGGTTTTGGCGTTGCAGGAGCCGATTGTTTATAACGTTCTAAAATATATTCACTATACATTTTAGGGTCTATAAATTTTATGAAATTAGCCAAGTTTTGGCCTTGTCCACAATTATGACATTTGAAGAACATATCATTTTTAACTCTATAAAAATATGCTCTTGCTTTTGTTTTTGACTTCTTAGAGTCACCACAATGAGGACATCTAAAGTTATACAGATAGTCAGTTTTCTTTTTAAACTGTTGTAATCTACCCGATAAATTAGTAATAAATTTTAGATCAATATAACTGGACATAGCAACGTATTATAATATACTATATATACGTTAAAAAGTCAAGTCTAATTCCCATTTATCATATCTAAAATAGGCATTAAATTTTTAGATAATATCCATCCAATTGCGATAAATACCCCTAGTATAATCCATCTATATTTTTCTAATACGCCTACACGACTTCCTATATCATTTCTAAGGGCCTTTATTTCGTTGATTAATCTTTTCTCAGTTAAATCAATATCTCTTTTCAACTCACGGTATACATCTGTAATTTCATCTGCTCTATCCTTTAATTTCTCAAATATTACTTCATCAACTTTTTCTTGTCTTGTTAATTTTTCTTCGTGGACAGCGAGCATACTTTTAATAGAAGAAGATACATCTGTCAATTTATCTATTGCTGTATCTAATTTACCTTGAATAGCGTTTACATTCTCTATATCTCTTTTTAGAGTTTGTATATCTACCTTTATCTCAGTACACTCTTTTTCTTCTGCCATATTAGTTTGCTAGTGGATTACCAGCTCTTATTTTTAATTCTTTAATTTGAGCTTTTAATAACTCAATTTCTTTTTCATTAATTTTAATATTAGTATCATATTTTGCTAATTTCTCATCATAAACTTTTACAGTATTAGCAAACTTATCAGGATCAATTGAATCAATCTTTGCCATAATTTCACCGTACTTAACAAATCCTGTTCCAATTGTACCAATTAAACCTACTGTGGCTATTAATGCTGTAAGATTATTTTTAATTTTATCTATCATAGTTATCCTCTTTTTTGTTTTAATGCATAGAGTTCTGATTGTATTCTATTAATCTCTTGCTCTATTTCTACCGTTAGGCGTTGTTGTACAGCAATTGGATCATTACTTTTGTAGGTGTTTAAATCGACCTCTGTATATATTTGTTGCTGTTCTAAAATATTTAGATTTTCATAGAACAGAACATTATCATATAATGATTGGTTACCGTAGATACGCTTATTTATATAACTTGAAACGTCAGCCTGATTAGCAGTCATACCTTGTGTTGTAATATACTGTATAGCTTGTAGTTTCTTATCAACTTCTTTTAATTTTGCTAAAACTTTAGCAATAACTCTTTCTACTTTTTTTTCTACGCTGTCAATTCTAGCGGCAGTGTTCCCTGTCTTAACATCGCTAGTCTCTTTAGCGTCCACAGTTTCTTTAGTGTCCGTCTCCGTCTCCGATCTTTCTGTTTCTTTATTTTCAACCACATCTGATTCAGTTGAATTAACTTCTGCTGTTTCTGATTCCTTATTTGTCTGATTATCAATTTCCGTAGTTTCCGTTGTTGTCGTAGTGTCAGCATTTGCTTCCTCTATGTTGTTTGTTTCTGTTTCGGTATCAAGGTCTTCAGTTTCGGTTTTTGTCGTTAGGTCATTAGAAAACTCCTTTTCTAGTTCGTTAGACATTTCATTGTAAAATTCTTTTTCGGTTAAATCTTCTTCTATCAATGCTGTTTCAAAAGTTTCTGTTAAATTATTTGATTCAATAAAATTACTAAATGTTTCTACAGCGTAATCTTCTAATTTAAATTCTTCTATTTTACCAAAATCATCTTCTACTATAATAGACGTTTCTATACTTACGAATTCAAAATCTTTTATTGCGTCTTCAACATATTCATCATAACTTTTACCATCATCTGTTTTCAAATCTTTAATTTCATCTAATGCTTCGTTGTCGTAAGTACAAGCGTTTGGCACTCTGTCGTAACAGTACGTAAATGTTTCTGATTGACTTGTTGTTGTTTGGTAAGTATCGTTTGTAGTAACGATTAAACTAGGATTGTTTATATCAGGACCTACGTGTGAACCAGATGAATAACCTGATGATACGTTTTCAATACTAGCAGTGATATTATAATTTTGTTGAGAGTTTGATCCTACAATAATTGTATCTGTGTAATTTGTACGGCTATTGCTTGTTCCAGTTATATCTCTATACTGTGTAATTACATTACCGTTATCATCTGTAAGTGTTTGTCTTAAAGTAACTTTACTACTAACACCACTCCAAAACCATATATCAGCACCTAATGTAGATGAAAAACCAGCATTGATTTGTGTTTTTGATAAACCTGCGTCATCTGTTAAAGATACAGTTGATGATGAAGTTGAATTACCTGTTGTTGCTAACATATAATCACCGTGAAATTGTTGATTAGTATGTGTCCAACTACCGTCATTGAAATTAGATGATAATAGATTTTCAGTTGTTACACCTGGTACGCCAGTTGTAGTTGTAATGGTTGTAATACACGTCTGGTCACCCAAATCGTTTACAGTACAAGTAGTTTGTGCGTTACTACTTTTTACTAAAGTCGTAAGGATTAAGACCGTGAATAAAATTATATACTTTGTAAGTCGCATAGATTATAAGGGCACTCCAAAGAATAGCATTAAGGGTAGTAATATCCATTTTTTACCTATTTTTGATTCTTTTTTTTTAACTTTTCTATTTCTAGTTCAAGTTTCTTTTGTTCAGTTTCGTTTTTAGATATTTCAGTTGCTTGTTTAGCAATCA